TCAGTCTTAAGCCACTCTAAAAAGTAGTCTACAAGAACTTCACCGTATACTTCATCAAAGAAGTTCTCCCTTTCTTGAGAAGCAAAATGACCTTTTGTATGTGCCTGTCTTGCTAATTCTTCAGGGTGAACTTTATGATGTCCGTATGATTTAGTATTGCCCAGCCTCTTCTCAGCTGTCTGCTTATACTTATCCATATCTACACTCTATGCATTATGTAGATTCTGTCTTTTCTATTTGCTAATCCTGTATCTTTAAGATTTTCTGCTTCCTGACCAGCTATTGCTGCAGTTCCATGACCTGATTTTACATTTTCCATTATACAAACACCGTGTGCTCCTATATGATCGTATGTTCTAAATGAATTAGCCTTAACTAATATTTCAGTATCACCTGCAGTAATTGTACCGTCTGTTTTTAAGTCTAGTTTTACATCTGCATTTGTTTCATTAGCAAATATAACTTGCTTAGTGCTAGCAGCAGTTGTGACTCCTGTGCCATCTTGAGTTCCACCAACACCTAGTGCTGATATAGTTGAATGTGCCATTTAAATAACCTCCTGTGGTTGTTCCATCATTGGCTGTTGTCCTTGTTCCATAGGTTGTTCCTGTGGTGGCGGACTGGGGTTTAATAGTTCTCTTGCCATCATAATTATATTTGCATAATCAGGATGCGGGGCTATTTCTGCACCTTCTTTCTTTGCCTTAATAGCAAGATCTGCCCACTCTTGAAAGTGTTTATCAATAGACACTGCCAATTGTTTAGAATTATCATCCATTGTGTTTTTGCTTTGAGCATCTGTATAAGCTACATTAGACTCAGCAAGTGCTGCATCTGCCTGTAGTTTACGATTTTCTAATTCTTTAGATTTCTCTTGAACTTTAGAATTATTTTCCATATCTTCAGCTGCTTTTTGTTTAAACTCTTCGGTCATATAATCTTCTAGATAATCATTACTATCCATTTGCATTGATTCAATAAGTTGAGTAGCAAGCACTGCTGCTGCTTCTGGCTTTATAACCAAACCCATACCTTGATTATTAAGAGCAGGTAAAATTTCTGCACCTATCTTTCCTAACTTTTGTATTTTACTACTATTAGAGTTTTCACCGATATCTAAAAACACCTCGACATCCATTTGTTTAGGTAATGTACTCATATCAATAGAGCTATAAACTCCATTATAATAATACTTTTGTTTACCTTTCATATTTTTGACCATTGTTTCGTAGATACCAGCAATTAAACGCTTAAATCCAGTTTCAGCAAATCTACGCCCGATATGCTGGATTCTCTTTTGAGCAGCTGATTGAACAGCTGAAAGCTTCTGTTCAGAGTTACCTGAGACGTAGAGAGTATCGTTCAGACCCTGTGCAGCTTTTGACATTCCTGTTGCTTGTTCTTTAATCATTTGTAAGTGTTCAAGCAACGGAACAGTACCTGTAGAAATTGTTTCTGGTGGAAGTGCTGCTACTGCATTTACAGGACTACCATTAGTTGGGATAATTTGCTTTGGCTTCATGTTTTGAAGTGCACTAAAATCCACTACGTTAGGATCAGCTAGTTTAGGGCTATAGTTTGTTAAGTAAGTGTTTTCAACAAAGCCTCTAAGTATTGCTGTAGAAGCTAGAGTAGCTGACCTTGTAAAGTCTGCCATAGATAAACCAAAAAATTCATGTGGTATATCAATAGGAACAATACTAGCAAGAGGTATAAACTCAGCATCTTCTTCATATAGGATGTGTGTTCCTACAGTGATAAGATGTTTTAGCTCTGATATCCCATCGCCATCTCTATCTATACGCAACCAACTCTCTGTCAATGTTACTAACTGATTAGCTTCAAGAGGGTATGCTGATTTGCCTTCGTATCCTTGCCAGTATCGTTGTCCTGTTATTTCTTTTCTTGCAGCAACGTCTTCGCTATAGTTTCCACTACCTAGCCACTCGTCACCTGTATCTAACTCTGCCCATTCGTCTTCTGTAATGCTCTCACCCCATTCAGGGTAATACTTACGTATTTCTGACCTAGTCATTTCAGATTGAATACCTACGTAATTAGCTTCTTCTATGTCTTTAGCTTCGTTTGATATTCTAAATGATTCAGGTGGAATACACTCTAGTTTAATTCTACTCTTATCTATTTTCTTTCTTAATCTAACATCAATATAAGATATAGTTTCTGAGAGTGGATTGAGCGTTAGCTCGTTGACGATTTCCATATTTTCATCTGCAAGGATCTCATCTAGCTTAGCTTCATCTATCTCATCAAATTCTTCAATAACGTAATCAAAGTCTTCAACGTAATCCCATCTTAGTATTGCGTTCTTCCAGAGTAGAGATGCCTTCATCCAAGTCTGTAGTATCTCCCATCCTTTATTCTTTTTAAATATACAATAGTTTACTATATTGCCTGCATCCTTTGCAGCTTTAAATGCTCCAGGAGTATCATCATAAGGTATAAACCGAGCTAGTTTCCCATTGCTAAGAAATAAGTCTGATAAGACTGCTGTGTATGCTTCAACTACTTCTGTGGTACTCGTATCGACAATAGAGCTAACTCCTTGAGGAGCTAAGTGATCCATCGCAACACCAGCGTACTCATAGGTACTCTTTAAGCGTTCCCTAGATAAGTCTGAACTATTTAACCAATCTCCACTACTGGATTGTATGCCTGCTTCAATTTGCACTATTAGTTGTTCATCATCTACTGCTTCTTTATAACCGTTCATAGTGTTCCTCTTCCAGTGTAAACGTTCTTAGCATTCTCCATAACCTTCTGATCAAATTTTCCAGGGGTTGAAAGCTCTGACTTACGCTTATCCTTATTCTTAGTCGGGTTACTTCTTGTTACTTTTTGTATGAATCTTGTCGCTGTTGTTTTCATATGAGACTCCTGCTCTACCACTTTACTTTATTAGCCCAATAAGCCGCACTTAATGGACCTCGATCAATATTCTTTTTATGTCTTGCTTTCCATGCTCTATTCCTAGATGAGCCATCAGGGCTACCTTGAGTGTTCTGTTGTCCAAAGCGTATTGTTTTATCTTTACCACCGTCTTTGACAACAACTGCATGACTTTTTGTTTTATGCTTAGGTGTTCTCTTAGGCTTGTTATAGCCACTGAACGTATCATTACCTTTTTTTATTGACATTATTCATCCAAGCGGTTGTGCCCATGTATGCACCAACTATGCCTGCTCCACTTATATAAAATAGGTTACTGATATCTGAAAGAGCATTTATTCTTTCTATAGGGATTACAAACATTATTGCTGTGAATAAACCCATGGCTAGAAGTGTGTACACAGCCATTTTTAACTGTGCCTTTTGCTTTAATAGTGCTGTCTCTGTTTCTTTTATTAGTTTGGCTTGTTCTAGTTCCTCATCAGTCACTACACCATCACCATCTGTGTCATAGTCATTATAGATACTATCCTTTTGTAACTGTTTTTTCATATGCTTCTCTGATTTGTTGTATTGTTCTAAAGCAACCAGTGCAAACGCCTTTATCGTTTAACCGACAAATGCCTACGCATGGACTGTTCATTTTACTTTACCGCCTTTACTAAATACATTTTTAGATGCCCAATTTCTAAGCTGATCAAGACTCATATCCCCTAATTGATTTACTAAAGTAGGATTACTTGCAATACCAGCAGGAAATGATATTGGTTTACCACCGATAATATCTTTCTTTGTTTTTTGTAAAGCTAAAGGACCGATCCTAACTTCATGACCACCATGAGTTGGCATTGTTGGATTGCTTATTATTGTTTCTTCAAATTTATTAAAGTTAGTATTAGGACTATAAGGTATAGCTACTAATCGTTTTCCTTCTCCTTGTATTTTTGCATACTCATCTGCTGTAGGTGCTCTTCCACTAAGAGATACTTTTGGTTTAGTATAAACACCCATGTTATTTTTAATAAATCCCCCAGGTATGTCTCCGCCTTGACCTGTAAAAAGAGTATGAGCATCTCCATACATCTCATTTAGACGTTTCATCAACTTATTAAATTGAGATTGTCCTTGTTGTTTTAAAAATTCTTTTAAATTTTTTTTAGTTGGTATAAAACCCCCTTCACTATTATACTGTGGTGAGAGTGGTCCTTGAAATAAATTTTTTAATCCTTTGTATCCACTTTTTATACCTTTCTTTGCTAACATAGCTCCAGGAACTGCTGAAGCAAGTGCAAACAAGCCTTCAATAGCTGCTCCTGCGGTGTTTCCTTCATTATAATCTTTTATAGCTTGTTTTCCACCTGAATAGATTGCATAAGGTGTATAATCTAAAGCAGTTGAACCAATAGATTTAACTCTATCTTTAGATCTTTGTATTCCTTCAGGGGATTGCCGATAAGCGTTTTCAGCAAGATATCCTTTTCTTTGTTTAGTTAGCTTTTGATTTGTTAGGCGTTGAGCCTCTTCAAATGACATTGCCATATTAGTCTCCATGGTATTGGGCTTTCTCTACCCTTTGCAGCCCAGACAAAGTGAGGACAATGGTAGATTAGTTAAGAGTGAACTTCTGTAGTTCCTCTTCTAATTCTGCATCTGATAAATCACCTGCATCTATGTTTGTTTGTGTAACGTCTTGTCGAGATAGCTTAGGTGCTTGGTATTCAGCAAGAATACTAGCTACTTTTACTATTTGTTCTGAATCATCGTCTTCCATAGCCTTGACTAACACGTAGTTAAGAGCTTCTATAGCATTTGGTGCATCATCACCCATACTCTTCATAGCTAGTATAGTGTTCTTAGCAAGTTCTCTTTGTTCTTTATTTTTTCTACGAGTTTCTAGTCCTCTCAAACGATACTCATTAGCCATATCTGAAGATTCTATCTTCTCTAAGTTGTTTAATGAGTTAGCACTGGGTTTTATAGCCATACTGTGTTATTCTCCTCTAACGCTCCAACTTTATCTCTCCATGAGATAGTGTCGTCAGTTAATCTGTGTTGATGTGTTCTATATGCTTCAAATGCAATGGCAAGAGCCATAACGGTGTCATCATAGTTACCTGAAAGAGCATTAGTGCTACCATTTTCTGCTGCAACATATGTTCTTAGCTCTCTTATAATAGTATCTGACCATATACCTATATCATGCTCTTCAACAGCACGCTTAAGGTTACCTATAATCATTGGTTTTGTAGAAACTGTTGTCCTAAATCCAGGTTTAGTGCCTTCATCTTTCTTTAAGTTGGCAGCTTTAGTCTGATAGTATAGGTTAACGTAGTTCATTTGTTTTAATCTGTTTAATGTGGCTATTCCTAGACTATTACTCTCAACTGCTAGTAAAGCATTGTTGAAATAGCGACCCAAATAGAATAATATATCACCAAAAACGCTAGGATCAACATAGTTATCTCTAAATACTGCACAAATTTCCCTCTCTTTGTTCATAACAACTGCTGTGGAGTAGTCTTGACCTACCCCTAGTGCGACATCTGCACCGATAATAAAGCGATCTTCAAACTTAGGAGTCTTCCATAGTTCTAAGTGTCCACCTTTATGATCTTCAAAGTAATTACTATCATAATCAAAGTGTCTTATGTAGTCTGCAGTACGAACATCGTACATATTAACTATCTCTTGATCAAAAACACTATTACCTGTGACAAGAAAGGCTTGTTCAGCAGATGCAGGATACTCCTGTATAAACTTTCGTTCTCCACTCTCACCTATCTTTAATCGTCTCCAGTATAATTGGTCATTATCCAAAGAATATTTTTCTACTAATTCTTCTTCTTCATCTGTTCTCTCAAACCCTTTTGGGGCTTTCCTTCTGTACTCTGGAGTTATAAACCAAGGTAAAAATATAGGTACGTACTCATTTTCACCTAGCATAGCTCCTTGGAACAATCTAAAAAATTCTCCACTCGCTCCATTAGCAGTGCTTTCTAATATCACTTCTGTTTCGTTCTCCTGACTAATTCCTTGGAAAAGTCCTGCAAGGATCTGCTCATCGAATTGCCAAAATGCAACCTCAGAGAGGTGAGCAATCGTTGGTGTTGTACCTCGACCAGCCTCCTTA